AGAGGGCCTCGATCTCCTGCCGGGACAGGTCGAACGGCGTCGGCTCTTCGTCGATGGCCTCGGGCGGCCGGTTGTGGCCGATGGTTGCGATTGCTGCGTTAGACATTGTAGACTGCCTCCACGATGGCGGTTCCGGCGTTGGTGAGATGGCGAATGCGCNGGCCCGCAGCGGGGCCTTGCGCGGCTGCATGTAGGGACAGGCACACCAGCCCCAGCCGCTCCAGACGCGGCATGTCTCGCGGGAATGCGTCATCCGCGGTCTGCATGATCTGGACGCAGCGGAGAATTCTGATCTCCCGGTCGCTCAGCTCGTCGCGCTGTTCGGCGAGGCTGATGTCCTCGGCGCTCATTCGGAGCCTCCAGTGCGGAGAGCGGAACGGATGCGGCGCTCGTAGTCGGCTTGCGCGGCTTGTCGCGCTTCGGCCTCTGTGTCGTAAACCGTGTCGTCGGGCGAGCCGTACGGGTAGCAGTGGAACGTCCACTCCCACTTGTCGTCGAAGTTCTCAGACACGGTGTAGGACCCGAACGGCGTATCGGCGCCGTAACTGCCCCACTCCATCGGCTTCACCTCCACCTCGGCTACTGCCGGTGCCTGGAGGCGAGAGGCGGCTTCGCGGAGGATCGCCGGCAACAACTGCTCGGCAAGCTCTCCGGCGCCAAGGTCGCGCCAGCCGGGGACCATGCGGATTTCGTTCGCGAGATCGTCGACGTCCATTACGCTGCCCTCCGTTCGCGCATCTCGGACAGCGCCATGTCTTCGGTCTGCATCCACAGGCCATCGCGGGCGTCGGATATGCCGTCCGTCAGCGGGTGGATGATGTCGAGAAGGCTCACGAAGTCGTCGCAGCCGGCCTCGGACAGCGCCTTGACGAGCTTGCCGAAGCTCTGGACCAGCTCCGCCGTCATCGGCGCAATGACGCGCTGGTTGGCGTGCTTCTCGCCGTGCGACAGGTCGCTGAGGAAGATCGCCTGCTTGCTGTCGGCATGGGCGAACTGGAGCGCCTGGATCATATCGACGAACGCGGTATCGAGGGCTTTACGCGGGTCATGTGCCATGGTCGGATTCCTTCCTCTGGCGTTCAGCGGGATAGGGCGGAAAGGGCGGTGCGGGCCTGCTCGCGATGCCAAGACGAGGGCATGTCCTTCATGCCGCCGTGGCTGTCTTCGACGAACGTGTGGGCGATGGCGCTCAGGGCCTGCTTCAGCCGCGCGTTCTCTGCCCTCAGCGCTTCCTCTGAGGGGGCACGCACCAAGCCAGTTGTCATGTTGTCTATTTGGCCGATGACGCCGCAGAGATCCGACAGAGGCTTCCACTTCACCCGCCCACTCGCGTAGTCTTCATCGAAGCGGTAATGCAGATTGAACAGCGCGGTCGCTAAGCTCGTCGCTTGCCTCAGCGCTTCCTCTGTCGAGGTGGATGGGGCGGAAGGACGGCACGCAAGCATCCCCTTGATGAGATCGCGGCAGGTGCGAATGTCAGCCGCTCCCGGCGCCTCGCAGCTTGGCGTTGAACGCTGTCCCTGCCGCCAATTCGCGAAGGCGTAAGCCCAAGCATCCAAGTCCGGCGTCGCTGTCGAGGTGGATGGGGCGGGGGTGGCGAGGGCGATCGAGATCGGGACAGTCACGCTTGCGCGCCACTGACGCTTGACGTTCTCGGGTTCGAGGTCCCAGCCGGCGTAGTCGATGCCCTTGCGGTCGCCCTCGTATTCGTATGAGGCTCGCGCTGCCTGCTCCACCACGTCATGGGGCACGTCGGATGCGGCGGGCTGGGGGGCGGCGGAAAGGGCTTCACCCCAAGCAAACCGCATCTCGGCCATTCGGGCTTGCTTTGTGTTTTCGAGACCCTCCGGCAGTACGAAATCCGTCATTCCCTCCATCCGGGACAGCATCTCACGGGTCGGCTCGATTGGAACTATCTGCGTCTTCGCGTCGGCCATCGTCTTGTCCTCAGTGCTCGATTGATCGGATGCTGGCGAAGGCGGATGTCGCTGCGTCAGCGCGCGCCTCGATGGTGCGGTCGTAGATCCATCCGGCTACGAGCGGGATCAGAAGGGCTACGACAGCCATGGCGCGGTGTTCGGTGCGGGAGGTCATGACTGCCCCCGCGCTTTTGCCAGAGCAGCGCGGATGTCTCGCCAGATGCTCACGGTTTCGTCGGCCATCTTGCCGATGCCGTAGTAGTCCAGCGAACCTTCAGGCCCGTCCGGGAATGTCTTGGTCCAGTCGGCGTCGAGGCGCTCCAGCGCGGATAGCAGATTGGGCGCGGCGGCGATCAGGTGGGCATTCGCTTCAGAGACGGCTTGATCCCTTGCGCCGGCGTGGCAGAATTGGTTGCAGGCTACGGCGTCAAATTCTGCATCGATCTGCCAGTACCCGCCCCAACTCTCCCCGTGGTCGCCTTTGACAGCAGTCCAAGGTCCCGGCGTGTGCTTTGCTTCCGTCGTCATGCTCTGTCCTCCGGTTGGCAGCGCTTGGCTGCTGGGGGTGGGGGTTGGGGTCAGGCCGCGCGGTCGTGCGTGATGATGTTCTCGGAGAGCTTCTTCATCGAAGCGACCAGCGGGTTCAGGTAGTCGGCTTCGACGCCGTTCTTCCGGCCAAGATCGATGACCTTCCCGAGGGCGCCCATGAACTCGTTCATCCGAGTTTCTTCGGCGCTGGGAAGCTCTGCGATGTAGGCGTCAGCTTCTGCGATCATCTCTTTGAGATCGCCGCCTCGAATGAACTTGTATTTGCTGTCCGAGATGTAGGTCTCGACGCGAGCGTCTTTCCATCGCATGACGATGGTCATCTCTGCGTGGCTTTCGATCTGAACCTCTGCTGAAGGCTCCCGGAGCCCCTTCGCGGTCATCGCCTTTGCAAGGCGGTTCGTTACGGTCTGAATTTGCTTGTGGTCCATCTTCGTCTCTCCGTATGGCGTTCTATGGGGAGGGGCGGGGCACTTGGCCCCGAGGGGTTCAGGCGGCTACGTCCGCTAATTCTTCGCGCAGTCGGTCCCTGACGCGCTTGCCGAGCGGAGTACGGGCAAACACCCACACGAATGGCCGCTCATCTGGGTATTTCGGAATGATCAGCCCGAACTCTTCCAGCATGCCGACCGCAGACGGCGATTCCTTCGGCTTCATCTCGCCAAGCAAGATTGCCTTGGCTTCGTCGCGCAGTCGTGAAATGACGTAAGCCTCCACCGCTGCGTCACATGCGATCTGGTAGCAGGCGATTTTTGCATCAGGGCTCACGACAGCCGCCCCATCGCGTTCAACGCGGCGCGCTCGGTGCGGAAGGAGCGGATGACACTGACGACGCCTTCGCTGTTGCGGCGGACGATCATCCAAACGTTGGCGTGCTGCTCGACTGCGGTCATCTGTTGGCTCCGGGTTCGGTGCGTTTCGATTGGCGGGGGCGGGTGCCCCTGTGAGTTGGAATGTAGGCCACCCCTACGCTGCATGTCAAGCGGAAAAGTAGCCTTGACCTACTTCTTGCGGCGGCGTAGGTAGGTGCTTCGCGCAGACGGGTGCAAATCCCGCCGGCTGAGCGCGAGGCGCGGGGTCGAAAGTCCTAAGGTGCTACCGGAAACTAAGGACGGGCCAACCGATGAGGCGCCCTGCCGTATGCGACCGACCGAACGACGGTTCAGGCCAGCATGGCAAACGTCCCTCTGCCTTCATGAGCTTCGGCCCATGGGGGTAGGGGGGGCTTTGCCTCCGCTCCCTCCCTTACTCTGGTTCAGGGCTTAGGAAACGAAGGCTCTAACAGAGAAGGATATGCAGAGAAGCGCGCGCCGAAATCAGCTTTCGCCGGCCATCACAATGCAGTGCACCGAACGGACGCATTGGTGATCGAAGCGCAGTTCCTTCGCCGGGTTGAACTGCTCCAGGACGAGGCCATCCGCATTGTGCCGGACGAAGCGCTTCACGAAGGCCAAGATGGGGCCGTGTTCCTCAAGCTGGATCTGGGCGACGACATAACTGCCTCGGCGTGGCCGGCGGCGGGGGTCAACGAAGGCGATCTCGCCGTCCTCATATCGAGGAGCCATAGACTCGCCGGATACAGTTACAGCATAGGCACCTGAACTCGGGGCAATCGAAGGCGGCGCCATCAGGTCGTACAAGTGGTTTCCGTTCAAGACAAACTCTCCATCTGCCCCGCCGACAGCCTGTCCGTAGACCGGAACTCGAAACCCGACCTGTGTAACCCTTTCTCCTATCTGAGCATTGGACACCGCCGCAGGTGCCGTATGTTCGCTCGGGATCGCTGGCATTTCGTCGGAAGGAGGCGTTCCCTTCCCGTGGAGATACCAGTCTGCATCACCGCCGAGCAGGTTGGATAGTCCTTCTAGCTTATCAATTGCCGGCTTGGTCGCGCCGCTTTCCCAGTTGGCGACGGAGACGCGATTGATGCCGAAGTGCTTGGCAACGTTCTGTTGCGTAAGCCCTTTGCGCATTCGCGCCCGGAGAATTCTCTGGCCAATCGTGCTCATGGTGCCTTGTAGGGAATCCCTACTTTATCCACACCTACTTTTTTGCTTGACGACGTAGGTAGGGCTCGCCTACTACTGTAATCCATGATCACCATCGTCAAACAGGCAGCGGAGAAGGCGGGGGGCGTAGTAGCGCTCGCACGTGAACTCGGCATCGAACATCCCAGCCTGCATTCCTGGAAGAAGGTGCCGGCGAGCCGTGTCCTCGACATGGAGCGGATCACAGGGATCTCGCGGCACGACATTCGCCCGGACATCTTCGGCGAAAAGCCTGAGGTGGCGGCATGAACCTGATGGCCCCCATCGAACAGTCGGCAAGCCTTCCGGCAATGCTCCAGCAGGCTTCCAACCGCCTCGCTAACGCGACCACGGCGGCTGAAATCCTCGAAGCCAAAGTCTCCGCTGAGATCGTCTACGACGAAGCCAAGCGGGCTCGCCGTCTGGCGGACGCCAAGGGCGCACACGACACGGTGACGGCGGCAGCTCTCCGGGCGCAGGCCGATGCGAACGAGATCATCGCTCAGGCTCAGCGCCGGTTGGCGGATGAATACGACGCGGCGCAAGAGCGCGGCGAGGTTTCCTCTGGCCGCCCGAAAAGTCTTCCCGACGGGAATACTTCTTCGACTGTTGCGGATATTGGGCTCACCTCCAAGGAAGTGCACCAAGCTCGCCAATTTCGGGATGCGGAAGTAGCCGATCCCGGCATCACACGCCGCGCTCTCGATGGGATGCTGGAACGCGGGGCAGAGCCGACAAAGGCCGCCCTCCGACGCGAGATCATCGAAGCTTCGAAGATGGGATTGCAGGGCCGTACAGGCTCGCCAGCGCCATCGAACAAGAACCCGATGTATCGCGCCCCGACCGAGGCCGGAAAGGCTTGGACGCACCTCTACGGCGTCTGCCGCGCCTTCGCGGAATGGGCGACCGACGAGAACATGAACCGCGCCGCCCAAGGGTTGCGCGAACGCGACGACAGCCAAGTCGCGAACATCCATGCCGTCCAGAAGGCGGCAGCCCTTCTCAATGAATTTGCGGAGAACCTTGATGCTCACTGACAAGCTGCGCCTATTCTACGAAAGCGTTCACGAAGCGATGCAGGACGTGGGCACCAGCGCCCCGCGCATTGCGGATCGCGTCATCACCAACGCATTCCCCGATACTGCCGATGCGGCGGAACGCGAG